ATAACGCATTTTAAAGAACTATTTGCGTTAGATGGTAAAGAAGCAAACTTAACCGAGAACGATATTGAAAGAAGAAATACAATTGCTCAATTATTAGGCGATTGGGGATTAATTGCAATAGTTAATGCCGAAGTTGCTGAAAATAAAGCACCTCTATCACAAATCAAAGTTTTATCATTTAAAGAAAAGGATGAATGGGACTTACAAGCAAAATATAATATAGGTAAAAAAATCGAAGATGAAGGCACCCAAGTTTAGAGAATTTATAACTGAGGCTAATGGCAATCAGAAATATAAATTAGTTATAATTACAGATGAGCCTGAAAAGGCAAAGACTTTTCATACTGCTGATAGACTACAAGTAGAAGCAGAAAAGTTAGGATGGAAACATTATCTTTATAAACTAACAGGTGGTTATTCTACATACGAAGATGGCATTTTTAGATTACATAATAAAGATGATGAAAAAGGTTTTGTAGTTTCGGCCGCTGATACAATCGCTGTCATAAGAGGTTCAGTTGTCAGAAAAGACAGTTGGATGGATATCGTATCATCATTAGAAAAACATGGTGTTTGTGTAATTAACAACCGAGAAACAATTAGTATATGTACAGATAAGTATAGAACGGCATTAAGACTTTCTGATTATGGTATTCGACAACCTAAAACTACACTTATAAACGACCCTGAGAAATCAGCACTAGCATTCGATAAACTAGATTCACAAATGCCTGTGATTATGAAAACTTTAAGAGGTTCAAAAGGTGTTGGTGTGTTGTTTGTTGAATCAGAAAAAGCACTAGATAGTATTGTGCAATTAATTTACAAACAAGACCCGGATACAGATTTACTTTTACAAGAATATATTAAAACAGATTATGATGTTAGGGTATTAGTATTAGGTAATAAAGTTTTAGCAACAATGAAGCGACCTGTAATTGAAGGAGACTTTAGAAGTAATGTATCACAAGGCTCTAAACCAGAAAAATTAAAACTAACAGAATTAGAAATAGAAGAAAGTTTAAAGGCTGCAAAAGCAGTTAATGGATTATGGACTGCTGTTGACTTTATACCAAGTAACAATAGAGAAAAAGAACCACCATTTGTTATTGAGGTAAACTCATCTCCTGGTACTGAGGGTATGGAAGAAGCAAGTGGTCAAAATATTAGTAAAGAGATTATAGAATTTTTTGCTGACAAAGAGAATTGGGTTAAAGTACCTAGTGAGTGTGGATATAAAGAGATTGTAACTATCAAACCATTTGGTGAAATCATCGCCAAGTTTGATACCGGTAATTCAGGTATGCCAGTTATTCATGCTGACAAAATAAAAGTTAATGGTAAAAAAATTACATGGTCTTTACTAGATAAAACTATTACAAGTGATATAATCCGTCAAGAAGAAATATCAGTAGGCGGTTTAAGAAATTATGACGAAACTAGATATGTGATTAAACTAGATGTCGAGTTCTTAGGCACTATGTATGAAACAGAATTTACTTTAGATGATAGAGAAGATAGAACACCAATTCTATTTGACCGAGAGTTTATGAGTAGAGTAAATGTTATGGTAAATCCAGACAGAAAATATGTGGTTACAACCAAATATAGTTTAGATTAGTGCTTTACAACATAACATTTTTGTGTTATAATAATGTTTATTATGAGAAGGAGAGTAAATTACAATGGCAAAATCACATCAATCAGATAACCCCTTATTCAAGGCGTTACAGAAAAAATACGAAGCAGACATAGCAGCAGCATACGCTACTCTAGTTGTATATTTTGACAATTCAGTAGGCATAGGCGAACACCCACAGTTTATTGAAGAGATGGATAAACAATTAGATATATTGTCATCAGCTGAAGAAAAACTAATTGCATTAAACAAAAACTTTAATAATACACAGATATAGTGAAATTCTATACGAGTGTACTGCCACATAAAGGTCGATTACTAGTTCGTGGTATCGACCATGATGGCAGTCATAAAAAGTTTAAAGTAAATTACAAACCGTCTTTGTTTACTCCTGTTCAAAAAGAAACAGGATATAAAACATTAGATGGTCGTAATGTAGCAAAGATACAACATGACAGTATGTATGAGGCAAGAAAGTGGATTGACGAATATAAAGGTGTAACTAACTTTGAATATTTTGGTAATACAAGATTTCAATATCCATATATCGCAGATAAGTTTCCAGGCAAGATTGATTGGGACTTAAAACAAATAAGATTAATCACAATTGATATTGAGTGTGAAAGTGAAAACGGTTTCCCTGACCCTAGTGTTGCAAGTGAACCTCTAATTTGTATTACTGTAAAAGACCATGTAAGAAAAAGTATTATTGTTTTCGGTTGTGGTAACTTTGTTAATGACCGTGATGATGTAAAGTATTTTAAATGTTCTACTGAAAGAGACTTGATACAAAAGTTTACTAAGTTCTGGACTGCTTACAATCCAGATATTGTAACAGGTTGGAATGTTAAGTTCTTTGATATACCTTATTTGATGAATCGTTTTAGATATCTTATGGGTGATGAATTTGTTAATCAGTTTAGTCCTTGGGGTATCGTAACTTCTAATAGTGCAAAAATAACTGCTAAAGGATTCAATCGAGAACAAAACTATTATGATATTCTTGGTGTTTCAGTTTTAGATTATCTTGACCTATATCGTAAACATACATTTATTAGACAAGAGAGTTACAAATTAGATTACATTGGTCAAGTAGAATTAGGTGAAAACAAACTAGAGAATCCATATGATACTTTCAAAGAGTTTTATCAAAACGATTATCAATTATTTGTAGAATATAATATTCAAGATGTTGAGTTAGTTGATAAGTTAGAAGATAAAATGCAGTTGATTGCTTTACATTTGACTATGGCTTATGAAGGCAAAGTAAATTATCAAGATGTGTTTGGTCAAGTTCGTATGTGGGACACTATCATATTTAATTATCTCAAAGAGAATAAACTTGTTTGTCCTGCTGTAAATGAGAACGAATACTCTGGTGGTTATGAAGGTGCATATGTAAAGGATCCTGTTGTAGGTTTTCATGACTGGATTTGTAGTTTTGATTTAAACAGTTTGTATCCTCATTTAATTATGCAGTATAATATTTCACCTGAAACAATGGTCGGGTTTGAACCTAATTCTGTAAGTGTAGATAAAATGTTAAATCAAGAATCTGATTTATCTCATCTAGATGGTGCTACTATTACACCTAACGGTGCAATGTTTAGAACAGACAAACAAGGTTTTCTTCCTAAGTTAATGGATAAACTATATCAAGAACGAGTTGTCTACAAAAAGAAAATGATTGAATGTAAAAAGTTGTATCAAGAGACTGGCGATAAAAAACTATTAAATGATATTGCAGCCAATCATAATATTCAACTTGCAAGAAAGATTGCTTTGAATAGTGCTTATGGTGCTATCGGTAATCAATACTTTAAATACTTTGATGTAAGACATGCAGAAGGTATTACAAAGGCAGGTCAACTTGCGATTAGATGGATTGAAAGAGATGTGAATAAGTATCTAAACAATTTATTAAAAACTAAAGATGTAACTTATGTTGTGGCTTCTGATACTGATTCTATCTATGTAAAACTAGGTGCAGTTGTAGATAAAATATTTAAAGATAAATCTGATACAAGAAAGATTGTAAAAGTTCTAGATAAATTTTGTGAAGAAAAATTACAAAAGGCAATTGATAATAGTTATGACAAACTTGCTAAATATGTAAAAGCATATGACCAAAAGATGATTATGAAACGAGAAGTTATTGCTAACAAAGGTATATGGACTGCCAAGAAAAGATATATTCTCAATGTGTTCAATGAAGAGGGCGTTGATTTAAAAGAACCTAAGTTGAAGATTATGGGTATTGAAGCAGTCAAAAGTTCAACACCTGCCCCTTGTCGTGTTAAGATTAAAGAAGCATTAAAAGTAATTATGACTAAAGATGAATCAGCACTAATACAATTTATAGATGAATTTAGAACACACTTTAAAAAACTGCGACCAGAAGAAATTGCTTATCCTCGTTCATGTAATAATCTCAGAAAGTATTCTTCATCAACAGACATATATCAAAAGTCAACACCAATTCATGTGAAAGGTGCTTTACTGTATAATAATTTACTAAAGAAAAACAAGTTAGTTAAGTATGAAGAAATACAAGAAGGTGATAAGATTAAATTTATTGTTTTAAAAGAACCTAATCCGTTAAGAGAAAGAGTAATATCTTTCCCTACACACTTGCCAAAAGAATTTAACTTACATCAATATATTAATCATGATGAGCAGTTTGATAAATCATTCTTAGAACCATTACGATTTATTGTGAACGCAATCAACTGGAATTTTGAAAAACAATCAACCTTGGATAACTTCTTTTAATGAAAGAAAACGCATTTACACACTATGAACGAGACAATGACTTATATAATCGTCTCATAGCCGCCGCTACAGACGGTAAACTACCTATCTTGACATCTACTATCTTTGAAAAAATGAATGCTGAGTATGGTAAAGAGAAGATGAGAACACACTTAGCAGACTATATTGCTTCAGAAAGACCAGTATTTCCACTCAAAGAAATAACTAATAGTGATATGAGAATTAGTTTTGGTCGTCTTAAAAAGTTTGATACTAGTACCATTTGCATTCCTAACGAGCAAGTAGAAAAGGAAGTATTTGAAAAGTATGATGATTACAAATACCCTTATAGTGAGTACGGACTTGGCTTGATAAATGGTGCTAGTACCTTTAATGATGTAAGTAATTATTTCATGCAAGATTTACGACTAGAATGTAGCAGTTATGGCTTCAGAGCACCTAAAGAAGTTTGGGAAAATGGAGATGCTTATGCTATATGGAAATGTTTAGGTCCAATATGGCGAGGTATTAATGATGTTAAACTAACAAAGATAAAAGAATTAGATGGTACTGAAACTGAAAAATTAGTAGGTGGTCGATTAGATGAAAAGAGTTACATCTCAGCATTTAGATTAGGCACATATATTGCAACACAATTTAAACCAGTTGTTGCAAAAGCAATCTATGATATTACAAATGCTAAAACAGTTTTAGATACAAGTTGTGGTTGGGGNGATAGACTTGCAGGTTTCTTTGCTTCAGACGCTGAAGAATANTATGGTTGTGACCCTAATCCAAATACATATCAAAGATATCAGGAACAAATTGCTACATACAATAAACTTTTACCTACACCTAAAAAAGTGCAGATATGGAATTGTGGTGCAGAAGATTTACCATATCATAAACTACCAAATATAGATGTTGCATTTACAAGTCCACCATATTTTTCTACTGAACAATATAATAAAGGTGGTGATAAACAAGAGTTACAATCATGGCATAAGTTTAACGAGTATGATAAATGGCGTGATGAATTTTACTTATCAGTTGCAGAAAAAACTATGGAAGTTTCAAAGTTTATGTTTGTAAATATTATGGATCCAAAAATTCATAATGTTCGTTATCGTTCTGGTGATGAACTAGTAGATAAGTTTAAAGATAAATTTCTTGGTCAGATTGGCATGAGAATTATGCAACGACCAAAATCAGACACACTATTTAAAGATGAAAAAGAAAAGGCTGACTTTATGAATAAGATGTTCATAGAAAATGTTTGGTGTTTTGGTCCAGAAACAGACCTATTTAAAAATTCAAGAAAGGCAACTTTAGATGAGTTTTTTGCTTGACAAAAGATTGTACATACTGTATAATAATAACAAAAAGAATGTAATAGGAGGTAGATAATGAGTGATTTTTTAAAAGACGTAATTAAAGAAACTGGTAATGAATATGCTAGTTTAGTATCAGATGGTGCGTCAGGTGATGTAACAGATTTTATTGATACAGGTTCTTATATATTCAATGCATTGTTAGGCGGTGGTATAAACAAAGGTCTACCATCAAACAAGATAACTGCTATTGCAGGTGAAAGTGCCACAGGTAAAACCTTCTTTGTATTAGGTATGTGTAAAAACTTTCTTGACCAGAATCCAGATGGCGGTGTCATATTTTTTGAAAGTGAATCAGCTGTATCAAAAGATATTATAGAAGAAAGACAAATTGATAGTAGTCGTATGGTTGTAATGCCAGTTACTACTGTTCAAGAATTTAGACATCAAGCATTAACAGTATTAGATAAGTATATTGCTCAAGATAAGTCTGAAAGAAAACCATTATTGCTTGTATTAGATTCCTTAGGTATGTTATCAACTACTAAAGAGATTGAAGATACACAGGCAGGTAAAGAAACTAAAGATATGACAAGGGCACAAATAGTAAAAGCTGTCTTTAGAGTATTAACATTAAAGTTAGGTAAGGCAAAAGTTCCTCTTATCATAACAAATCATACTTATGATGTTATCGGTAGTATGTTNCCANNAAAAGAAATGGGTGGNGGNTCNGGNNTNAANTATGCNGCTAGTTCTATNGTCTATCTATCAAAGAGAAAAGAAAAAGATGGGACAGAAATTATTGGTAATATNATNCATTGTAAAAATTANAAATCTAGANTNACAAAAGAAAATAAAGTAGTAGATGTTNGNTTAACTTANGATAAAGGCTTAGATAGATATTATGGTTTACTAGATTTAGCATTAAAACATAATATATTTAAATCAGTATCAACGAGAGTAGAGTTGCCAGATGGTAGTAAAACATTTGGTAAAACAATTAATAATAATCCTGAAAAGTATTTCACACCAGAGATACTAGAACAGCTAGACGCTGTTTGTGCCAAAGAATTTAAGTATGGAGACCACATTGAAGAAGTCGAAGATACCACCGACACACCAGACGACCAGTCCTAAACACCGAGAAGATTATGTCTTTGTTGAAAAACCAGGAGAAGACTTTACAGCAATTCAATTGATGAGTGGACCATATGCAAGTATAGTTCTTAAATATGGTAATGTAGGTTTTAGACCAGAAGAAGAAAAGACATCAGATGGTGCTTTGCCTATGGTGTTTGATTATACTGTTATTGAAAACAAAATTATGGCTGATACAGATAGTCAAGAGTTTGTAAATCATATTGGCGATATTCTAGTTGTGTTACTTGACGAACAATTATCTGGAACTTGGTTTGGTGAACAATTAAAAGAAGGAAGTTAATGGAAAGAATTGAAAGAACAGCGATTAGAAACTTAATTCACAATGAGCAATATTGTAGAAAAGTTTTACCTTTTATTAAAGAGGAATATTTTAGTGATAGATTAGAAAAAGTATTGTTTACAGAAATCTATAAGTTTGTTAATAAGTATAATAATCTTCCTACAAAAGAATCCTTATCAATAGAAATTAATGCTAATAAATCTATTAATGAAGATGAGTATAAACAAGTTACTGATATATTATCTACTCTAAATCCTGAACCAGTTAATCTAGAATGGTTAGTTGAGACAACAGAAAAGTTTTGTAAAGACCGTTCTATTCACAATGCAGTTTTAAATGGCATACAAATCATAGATGGTAAAGATAAGAACCATACTCCAGAATATCTTCCAGAGTTATTATCAAATGCACTTTCAGTATCTTTTGACCAGAAAGTCGGTCATGATTATTTACTTGAGTCAAAAGAACGATATGAGTATTACAACAGAAAAGAAGAAAGACTAGAATTAGACCTAGAGTTTTTTAATAAGATTACAAGAGGTGGTATCCCAAGTAAGACTTTGAATATTTGTCTTGCAGGTACTGGTGTAGGTAAGACCATGTTTATGACACACCTTGCTTCATCTGTTTTATTACAAGGTAAGAATGTATTGTATATAACTTTAGAGATGGCTGAAGAACGTATTGCTGAAAGAATAGATGCAAACTTATTGAATGTCGGCATGAGTGATTTAGAAGAATTACCTTATAAGATGTATGAAACAAAGATTAATAAGTTACAAAAGAAAACAACAGGTCAATTAATTATCAAAGAATATCCTACTGCTACTGCTCACACAGGTCATTTCAAAAACTTGCTTAGTGAATTAGCATTAAAGAAATCTTTTAAACCTGATATTGTATTTGTTGACTATTTAAATATCTGTACTTCATCTAGATTTAAGTCTGGTGCGAATGTGAACAGTTATACAATGATTAAAGCAATCGCTGAAGAATTAAGAGGTCTTGCTGTTGAACATGATATTCCTATCTTTTCTGCTACCCAAACAACAAGAGGTGGTTTTGTAAGTAGTGATGTAGGTCTAGAAGATACCTCAGAAAGTTTTGGTCTTCCTGCAACAGCAGACTTTATGTTTGCTTTAATTAGTAGTGAAGAACTAGAAGAAAAGAACCAGATAATGGTCAAACAATTAAAGAATAGATATAACGACCCAACTGTAAATAGAAAGTTTATACTTGGTGT